CCACCATTATTGTGTATAAAACACAATGCCAGCCAGCACGAAAAAGACGCAAGGCAAAGCCACGCCGTTGCCCCAAAGCTTATATTCTGCGGCATCGGAATGAGGGCTTGCAATCCATTTCCGGATCTGCTTTTCAGACTTGGGTTTGGCGTTGGGAGATACAATTTTACGGTAGGTCTCCCAAACCTCTGTCCAGAACGCAACCTCCGCATCCGTGGGTTCGGCGGTCTCCAACTCAGAACACCACCAATCCGGGAAGCCCTGCAACCGGGCGCACTCCACCGGAGTAAGTCTGCGGACAGTATAGGAGGTGTCCACCACACCGTTGTGATAGCCGGGACAAGTGCCGTTGAGGAGTGTGTTTCCGCAATCCTCTAAAACATACTGTCCCACATCTCTGGCGGTGGAAGGATCAAAGCCCAACGGAGTAGTGTTGATGATAGGCGGGTCTTTATAGTCGGTAGCCACTAGGGTGTTTGCCAGCTCCTCCTCGGCTTGGGTAAAGAAGGATGCCTTACTGGAAGAATAGATCGGTGCAGCCACAGCGTGGTGTTCGATGGTGTTAAGGGTGTACATCACATCGGTCTCACTATAGCCATCGCCTTTGTGAGAGGGACGGCTTCCGTTGCCCTCAATAGCAATGGTCTTTCCCTTAACGCACACTGCAGGCTCACCGCCGTGAGTGCAGGTAAGTGTGGGCGAAGTATCCTCCGTCACATTACATGAGGATTTACCACCACCTTGGTCTACACACACGACAGCCACACCGCCCTGATTGCAGGTAGGGTTGCCGCCATTGGCATCCAGGGTGCGTGTGGTTTTTGCTTCGTAGAAACCGCTGTGGGGATTGTCGGATTTCATAGCATTGCTATCAAAAGAGCAGATGCCATACACTTTCGGCTCAAAAAGGGTCTGGTCATTATTGCAGGATAGTGTTGCAGATTTATCTGTTTGGATAAGCGGGCCTTTGCCACCGCCAGCACAACCACAGCGAATTTTCATAACCATCGGAACATTGCCACCGCCGGTTCCCATCCGGGAGGTCAGTGTCTGCACCGTTCCATCCTCGGCAATATCAACCCGGCTATCAGCAGGGTGGTTTTCCAATGCCACAGTTGCCGGAACAACACCGGCACGGAGCGTAGGAGATAATTCTTCCTCATAGCCAATGCTTCTACTCTTGGCAGAATGCTCAGTGCAGAAACCTGCCGCCTCCATAACCACCGGAGGGTGGTGTGCTTCTGCACGGAGGGTGCAGGTAACATCGTGAGTGACATCCATTCGGTTGCCACCCTGGTCATTCAGCACCACGCCATTCCGACCGGTACTCATACCACAGTTGACACCCAGGGTTGCTGCGGTATCAGCGATAGCGCCGTTGTAGCCGTCTAAGCCGAAGCCTGTCGCTCCAACGCCGCCCTCAACACTTCCGGCAGCTCTTTGCCACGCACGGAAGCTCTCCGGAGAATACCGAGACAAGCCCTCTGACTTAAAAAGTACGTCTCCGGCACATTGGCCTGCAAGATCGCCGACAAGGAAGATGCGTTTTCTTCGTTGGGGCAAGCCCCAATGTTGAGCGTCAATAACTCTGTACGCAACGCTCCATCCGTCTCCCATGTAGCAGTCTGCTGTAGGCCATCCTCTTTTTTCAGGTAGAGGCACCGAGGGAGCCTCCGGTTCTGCGATGTGGATAATTGAGTCGAGGACCGCTTGGAAGTCGCGTCCGGAGTTTGAGGAAAAAGCTCCGGGGACATTCTCCCAGCAGATCCAACGGGGGTACTGGCCATTCGTGGCACACCTCATTTCTTTAATAATACGGACGGCTTGGAAGAATAGGCTGGACTGCTTGCCCTCGAGACCTTCCCGGCGTCCAGCTACAGAAAGGTTGGTACAGGGTGATCCGAAGGTGATAATGTCCACCGGCTCAATCTTCCCACCGTCCATTTGGGAGATGTCGCCATAGTGCTTCATAAAGGGTAGCCGCTTGGTGGTGACCCGAATAGGAAACGGCTCGATCTCCGATGCCCACACAGGTGTGACACCGGAAAGCAAGCCGGCCAAAGGAAACCCACCGGATCCGTCAAACAGACTACCCAAGGTAAGTTGTTTATTCATTTACTACCTCCACCTCTGCGTACTGGTAGGTCAGACCATCTCGCTGTACAGATACACCGGCAAAGCTTCCAACCTGCTCAATGTACCGCTTCACGATCACATCGCAGAACTTCTCGTCCAGCTCAACGGTATAGCAAATGCGGTCGGTCTGTTCACAGGCAATCAGCGTGCTACCGGATCCACCGAAGGGGTCAAGCACCAAGCTGTTGGTGAGGCTGGAATTCATAATGGGATATGCCAGCAGAGGGATGGGCTTCATCGTGGGATGGTCGCCGTTTTTCTTGGGCTTGTCAAATTCCCAAATGGTGGACTCTTTCCGTCCGGTGTACCACAGATGCTTACCTTTCTTTTTCCAGCCATACAGACACGGTTCGTGCTGCCACTGATAGGGACTGCGCCCAAGCACCAAGGATTGCTTTTTCCAAATGCAACAGCCGGATAAATAAAAACCCGCATCGGCGAATGCCTTGCGGAAGTTCAGTCCCTCAGTATCAGCGTGGAACACATAGATGGAAGCATCATCTGCCATCGCACCTTCTGAATTTTGGAAGGCGGCAAGCAGGAAATCATAGAAGGCTGCGTCTGCCATATTGTCGTTTTGGATTTTACCGGCAGAGCCCTCATAGTTGACATTGTAGGGAGGGTCGGTAATGACCAGGTTGACCTTCTTACCAGCCATCAGCTGTTCAAAGGTCTCCTCCTTGGTGCTGTCACCACAGATAAGTCGGTGCCGGCCGAGCGTCCAGATGTCGCCAGCCTTGGTAATGGTCGGCTTCTCCAGCTCGGCGGCAACATCAAAATTATCGTCCTTTACGCCGTCCTTAACTGTATCCCGGAAGAGATCATCGATCTCGGCAGGATCAAAACCAGTGAGGGATACGTCAAAGTCGGAACCCTGCAGATCAGCAATCAGCAGAGCCAGCTTGTCCTTATCCCAATCGCCGGAAATCTTGTTCAGAGCAATATTCAGAGCTTTCTCTTTTTCACGGTCCATCTCAATGACAACACAGTCCACTTCCGTGACACCCATATCCTTGAGAACCTTTAACCGTTGGTGACCACCGACTACGTGGCCGGTAGTGGCGTTCCAAATAATAGGCTCCACATAACCGAACTGTTCCAGAGACCGCTTCAGCTTTTCGTATTCGGCATCACCGGGCTTTAGTGCTTTGCGGGGATTGTAGTCCGCAGGCACAAGGTCTTCTACCTTTTTCTTCTTGATAATCATACAAGCCCCCATTCTGCGAACTTCTCAAAGCCGCCCACAGACTGGATATGCTTCCTGGCTACCTCTACAATTTCCGCATAGGGAACACCGCCAACAGTATCGTCGCCGATGGCGCAACACAGCTCCACAGGCTTGCCGGTTTCCTGTGCCTTGAGCCAGGCGTAAATATTCACGCTGACATCTGCCTTGGACAGATCCTTGCCGTGGAGACCGCCGCCGGTCACGCTGTCAGCCATATCGCTGCCGAGCTTCCGGTTGGTAGCTCCGGTGTCAACATCGGTGCCACCGGTCCAATCGCCCAGGGGGTTGACCTCTGCGTTGGGGAAGATGGATTTCAGCTCCTCACTCTTGGCGTTGCTCTGACAGATGATCAGGCGATCACCGTCAAGGATGTATTTGCCGTCGGTGCGATTAAACGCATAGATGGCTCTCGCAATGCCGGTCAGCTTTTTCTGCTCTGCGGTTACAGGAACACCCTTAAAGATGCCGTTATCACCGCAGCGGAAGCCATCCTTCTGATTTGCCGCCAGATGCTTGTCCTGGGGAACGATTACAATATCGTGACCCACAGGACCCGCCAGTCGGCAGATTGCCTTTGCTACATCAATTTCCTGTATCGGAGCAGAAGTTTCAATGATAGCGTGGCACATATCGTGGCCGATCAGAACCTCAACTGCGATTTTGGGATCTTCCTCAATTGCATAAGCCAGGTCAACAATGGCACCGGCAATGCGGTCTGCGATTTTATCCGGATGTGCCGGATTTACTTTTTCAAACATAAATGGTTACCTCCAAGTGTTTTAGTGTCCGCGCCGTGCTGTAAGCAGACGCTCCATTAGGTCATCGTGCGGTGTGGAACTATAGTCGGCGGTGCAGTTCTCTTTGACAATTTGGAAAATTGCAAACCAGGTGGAATTGACCTGCTTCATATAGTCCCGGCTCATAGATACATACGGGCTTGCGATTGCGTTGCCGGTGGTAGGGTGCTTTGCCAGGAAGCCAAATTCAGAAATAGCCTCTTCGCACTGTACCCATCGAGAAACTGACATCGCATATTGCTCCACAAGCTGTGGGTTGATAAGCCGGTCACAGCCTAATCCTTTCAGCCACTTGTAGGTTGCGATATACA